ACTTCGTATTCCAAACACTTCGTTTAGCTTCGTTCCATGTAGCCCTACAATCATCGCTCGCACCTTATGCCAATGATACTGCTCATCAAATAAATCTATACCGTAACATTGTAAAATACCTGCGTATAAAAGTTCAGCGTCAATGTCATAGTCTAAAATGTTTTCTCCACCTTCGCCTCGTGGGATTTCTTTCTTTTCATAAAAAAATTTACACAAGGCATCAAAGCCTGCTTGCCTGTCCTCGGGGATTTCACCATCGTATAAAAAATCTGCATCATGCAAAAAAAGTTTATCCTCGTTTAATAACTGTGAGAAACGAAACCAAAAGGAATGCCCTGTGTGTATTTTATAAAACTTGCCCAAGACTTCTACCGCCTCAGGCAAGAATGCTTTCGCTAGGTTCATGCAATATCCAAACTAAAATTTTCATCTGGTACAGTAACAAAGTCCGATGCAATGTCATCATCTTTGTATGCTGTAACTGCGTATGTCTTGCCACTAATAAGCTTAAACGTCGCCTTACCTTCTGCGTCTGTAGTTTTCTTCACTCCGTCAATTTCAACGGTAGCACCTTCAACTGTTGCTAATCCTTTAACGACTTCTATAATTTGGTCGACTGTTTCATCTTCGCTGTCAAGTTCGTAAATATTCAAGTCTGTATCCACTTCTACCTTCTCGGTCGTGCCTGCAAAGTCAATGCCCACTGTGATAGTAGAGTCAACTGGATTAAGACTGTCGATTGTAAATATACATTTGCTTCGCCATGCCTTCGCTCGTCCTGTGCCTCCATCAGCTCCATAAAAAACGATAAGCACTTCGCCCTCTGCATCTGCTCCGACTGATTGTTTGAAAAACTTATCAAACACAAATTCAAAGTCTGGCTCGCCTTTGTACATAATAATCGGTTGGGAAAGTGAAGGCTTGTATTTATCCAAAATTGTCGTTGGGTTCTCGTCAACAATATAGTCAACCTCTCGTGTTTCTGCGTTCATTGTGATTGTGTTTTCTGTAGATTTTTTTATGCGTACCCATTGCGGGGCTTCGTATGTTCCACCATTAAGCCACAAACCTACATGGTGCTTCTTTAACATTGTTCCATCGCTTACTGCCATATTCTTACCTCATTAAAATTTATTGTTATTGTCAAACTCAATGTCGACAACCATCGTGTACACAAATTCGCCCGTGTCGTTTTTTTCAACGATTGCTGGTAGCGTCCTTGGTGTTACTCGTATACATAATACATCAGTCAAAGACAGTTCTGTTTTGTCTAATGCGTTTTTAATTTTTACTAATGCCTCTATTGCATTTGTCGGTGCCTTACTTCTTGCATAGAAACTTATTGACTGCCTACCTGTAGAAGAACCGTCAATAAATTCTGTTACTGTTGCCTCTGATGGGTCGCTACGGATAACAATCGACTCGCTTAATAAACCAAATGCCTCTAAGCCTATCGGTGCATACAAGTTTAAGTCTAAGACATCAAGATAATTTTTCACATCATTTATTATATTCACCGTTTGCTATCCTTTCCCACTCTTTCATTTTCCTAGCCTTTGCTTGCTCAAACCATTTCATGCTTGCATTAGGGTTTACTTGCTTGCTTTTGTTTGGTAGTCCATAGTATTGTTTACGTGCGTACTCTGCCGACCATTCAATCTGCCCTCGCTTAACTACGTGTCCGCTGTTTTTCAAAAAGCCTTCCTGCATAGGAATAAAATAGTTGCTGTCGTTCAAAACTCGCTGATCTAAAAAATCTTGCGTCCTGTCCAAGTTCCCTTGTTTCTGTTTCTTGATTTTGTCAACATCAAACTCTAGCTTTACTTTAATTTCCATACAGTCTGACCTCGCTATGGTGTAGTTTGTTTGTGAATGGATTGAAAAACTTTGCAACCATTCGCACTCCATACTCTTTGCCATCGTAAACAATTTTGTCAAGGCTACTAAACTTTACACTCGGTGTAGAGTTCACTGCATCATAATACAAAGTGAGTTCATAGCGTTCGCCTTCACCAAGCGATTGTACAAATGCACTTGTTACTGGCTCGATATAAATATTTTGAAGCTCCACTTCCTTCCCGTGTTGTGCGTTGCCATAATCATCTTGCCCTGTGTAAGGAAAAAGTGTTGCTTTGTTTTTTAGTATCTCCAGTGGTATTTGTTTCATCTGCCTACCCTCGGTACTCCTCTATAACCAAAACCTGCAAGTGATAAATATCTGCTTGTCTTGTCAAACAATAAACCAGTTTGCTTTGCTCCGCCTTCGCTAGTAGAAAATGAACCAAGCGAAACAGAACCGCTCGTGCTTTGCGATGGGTCGCCATGTAACACATAACCTTCTGCCTGTGCACAATTCGCCATCGCTAAACAGTCAAGGGCTGTCTCGCTTAGGTTATCAATGTTAATAGCATACGGTAACATTAAATCTATATCCAAGCTCGCTTTGTCAAGGAATGCCTCGCCTCCGATAGCTCCAAAGTATTTTTCTTTATAAAATTCTTCTGTTGCGTATGCCATGTCCTATTCCTTATCCTGCTGCTGATGCTTTAATGCTATCAAAGATAACTACTAGCCCATCTTTAACACCATAAAGCAATCCATAATTTCCACTGCCGACTGTTTTTGATACTGTTACTGTTACCTCTGTCGCTCCTGTAGGTAAAGCAGAACCAACGTTCACTGCACTTGGTGCTGTGCCCGTGCCTTCTAAGAAGTACCACTTTACTCCCTCAGTACCTGTACCCATTGTGATGGTAACGTTTGTCGCTGCTGTGGTAGTAAGTGTTGGCAATTCTGTAGACTTAAATCCAACAACTCCGTTAGCGTCTACTGCACCTGCAAGGTTTACTGCTCCGGCTTCTAAAAGAGATACTGCACAAGTATTTACTTGCTCATCAAATAACCAACAGTCGTGCACAAGCCTGCCCATCAATTGGTCGGCGTCGTATAGTTCTGAGTTAGCTGCTTGAATTATTTTTGTGTTGTTGTGTTTTTCAATCGCAATAACTGCACCTGCTCCAACGATAAGCCAGTTCATTTCGCCTGCAAAAACTTTAGATGCAAAACCGCCAGTAGCTTTAAATGCGTACTCTGTTTTCATTCTCAACGAAGGTACGGGGATAATCGCTACGCCATCAAGTGAGTTTACTTTTAAGGTAACACCATTCTGTCCAGTGATTTCTTGTGTTTCCATAGTTCGGTTTAATTCGCTTGATTGTGTTAATGCTCGATATGCCTTGCCTGACATAAAACAATAAAGCTGTTCTTGCTCGCCTACAATGTCTTGGATATGTCCAAAGTCATCGTAAAGCTTTGTGAGGATAGTAGCTTTGTTTGGTGTGTATTGTGTGATACGTCCATTAAGCCGTGCAATGTCTGCATATAACGATGAGTAGCGTGCAGAGTCAACCTCGGGTGCTTCTTCCTGTTTTGCAAAGACTGCTAAAGCGTTTGAAGTGTTTAAGATACCCGCTGTTTCATCTTCGTCCATTGCGTCAATACCAAACTTGAAGCTTCGGTCAAATCTAAACTTTTTTGTTTGATAGCCAAACTCTAAAGATGAGCTTGCATAACCGCTTGTACGGTTATAGTTCCCTAGCCCGTTTGTTTTGATTACGGGAATTTTTACCTCATCTCCACCAACGAATTGCACTCGTGAAGAGTTTGCGGAAAGAATTCCAGAAGTGAGTGATGCAACAACTTTCTCATCTAGTATCTGTGAAAAAATCTTTGCCCGTGCGTTAATTGTGTTTGTAGGTAATGCCATAATATGCTCCTGTTCGGGAGCACAAAAAAAACGGCTCCCTAAAAATATTGATAGACAATTAGATTGTCCTCAACGGTTTAGGTGCCGTTAATCCACTCCGAAAAGTTTTACAAGCCTCGGACTGCTTGACCTTAGATAATGCTAAGCCATTTATTTAAATGTATCATAATGCTTGCACGTTGTCAAGACAATCCTGCACCTTTTCTCGCTAAGGCTAAGAGTCTTTCTTCCTCGCTTATCGTGTCTCCTCCGCTCTTTACTCCAAGGTCTTGTATGCCTGCCCGTTTTACAAACTCTGGATTCTCTTTGATAAAGCCTGCAATCTTTTCTGCCGTGGTCTCGCCTTCATACGCTCCGATTAGTTTAATCACTCGCTCAATTTTTTCCGGGGCGATACCTTGAACCATGGCTTCGGCTCGTGCTTCTGCAATCGTTGCTTTTTGCTTTATTTCAGCAAGCTCTGCTTCACGTTCAGCAAGTGCCTTTGCTGTTTTCTCTGCCTCGGTCAATTGTGCGTCCTGTAGCTCTTTTAATTTCGCAAGCTCCTCAGCGTCCTTTACTCCTGCCTGCTTTAATAGCTCACTGCGTGCCCGCTCTAATTCCTTAGCCACCCGTGCCGAGATCTTGTCATTCAATTCTTTATCGGTGTACTTTTTTTCCTGCTCTACAACCGCCTCAATCGGTCCCACTGTAACATTTTCTGCTACTACTTCATCGGTTTTAATTTCATCAGCCATTTATGCCTCCTATTTGTTCACGTGCTACTTCACGTCTACGCCCTGTATCTTTCAAGAAGCTTTTTAACACCTCTTGCTTTTCCAATATCTTAGCCTTCTGCCCTTCCATCTTTGCTCGTCTTATTTCTCGCTCTAATTTCCGTTGCTCTTGGCTTTCTTCGTACACTTTCCTATTTTCTCGTTTCCCATACGGTTGCCATGTTTTTTCCATGCCATCTCTAAAAGGTGCCATCGTGTGCCTACAGTTTACTCCAAACAATCCTGCTGGCTCTCCGTAACTCGTACTGCTAAACGGTGGGTACTTTGTGCTTGTACCGCTCAAGCTATATACTTTTCCTTGGTCTGCCTCGCATAACGGTCTTGCTCCAAGGTGAGATGATACCTCAACCAAGTCCTCGCCATTCTCTTCGCAATATTCCATCTGTGCCTGGAAAGCTACCTCGTTGCTTGTGCTTCTTACCAAAGTCTGTGCGTATGCTTCCGCAGTCCATTGCCTACCGCCTCGGTC